CTGAGGTTGCTTCCTCGGTCCGAAGTGCGGGCCGCTAGAAGCAAGGAGATTTATGTGTAGTACGTCGCTACAAACTCGGAGGTGATCGGTCCAAACGATCGAATAACATCTTCAACCAAATGAAGATTAGGACTACCAGGAAAAACCCACTCGTCAGTGGTTGCCGTGGTATAACGTTCGTAATGCTCAACAGAAGTGAGAGTTGTGAGAAAATTGGGCTCAACGCAAGTCCAGAGCCCTATTAAAGGGACAGAGGCCTCAAACGCGAGTTGTTCTTCAACACTTATGGAGTACAAACGTTGGACTAAAATACGATTTGCCATTGAGGGTTCAATATGCGCGGGTAGGTCATCGTTAACAACGGCCAAATATTCGGCTTTGTCATAAAGATTCATAGTGTCTACGACACTTTTCCTGATCTTAATATGAGAAGTAATGTTGACAACGTGACGACCAAAGGTACCAAGCATGGGACAACCATTATACTGGTGTGCCATGGATAAAGCTTTGGAACGCAATAACTGTAATAGCAAAACATCGGAAGCGTTAACATAAGTCTTCCTAACCCAACCGAAGTCAAGCAAGGCATTTCGAGGATCGACGATCACTATCTTATCATCAATGTCGAAAACGTTTCCGCAAAAAGAAGCAACACAAACACTCTCTGGTGTTTCAACTTTCATAACCCACCCAAGGTTCTTCCAGTCGTCTTCGGTTGGAACACACTCAGCAAACTGCCAAATGCTTAGATTGTCATCGCCCTCGGCCTGAAGCTTGACGATACATTCATTAATCCAACCCAAAAACAATACGAGCATTAGTGTTGTAAACCCATTGCCTAAAGAAGTATTCATTTCACCACTCATCCTCATAGAGGACATAACAACACGAAAAAATTTGAAAATGAGTAATTGGTTACCAGTTAAAGTAGCCTGAATTTCTTCCATTTTGGCAGTAAAGACAGGACTAAGGCGACACATGTAAAAATACATAACAAATTCAATATTATTCATGATAATAGGAACAAAATGAGCTTCATAAGAGGTAGCGTCATTGTTGGCAACTCGACTGAAA